GAACTCGCTGAGTTCGTCGTCTATGTCGTTCGTCAGTTCAGTCGTCTTGACAATTTGACCAACGAAGAAAAGCGAAAGAAGGCGTTTGAGGCAATCAAGCATGAAGCGAAGCAGCGCGGCTTAGAAATCAAAGACTCCGCTATCAACCTCGCGATTGAACTTGCCGTGCAACTCATCAAAGGCAGGTGATAGAAAATGCGCGTTGCTGTCTTTGACTTAGAAGACATTGAAGTCAAGCAGGCAGCGAACGAACCTGCGACCTTTACGGGTTGGGCGACGCGTCCCGTCGTTGACCTAGAGAACGAAATTGTCAACCCAAAAGGTGTCAAGAACCTGCAACAGTATCTCCGCAACCCCGTCATCACATGGATGCACAAACTTGACACTCCTATCGGCAAGGTGTTGAATGCTGAGGTTCGCGACGACGGCATTCTCATCACTGGGCAACTGTCAATGACCGAGAAAGCGCGCGAAATTGCAATGCTGCTGCGGGATGGCGTTGTGCGCGCTCTGTCAATTGGTTTCCTCCCGCGCAAGGGCTATGTGACGAAGGAAGGCTATTATGTCCATGATGAATGGGACTGGCTTGAGACCGCGCTCGTTTCTGTCCCCGCTAACCCTGAGGCACTGATCACAACTGTCAAGGGCATCATTGAAGCACGGACACCGCAAAAGATTTTCTACACTTCCAACACTTCGTCAGTAACTACTCCAGTTCGCACTAAACCAACAACTCCTTTCGCTGACCTACCCGCGCATCCTGACCTTGACCGCGAGTGGGACGCTGACGCGAGCGAAGTTCGGTGGAGGCGTCACTTTGAAATTGAAAGCCGCGAGGACTTAGAAAACGAGCAGAAGCGCAACAACTACCGCAAGCGCTTCTTCTGGTGGAACCCACCAGGGCACAACTTCGGCGACTACAAACTCCCGTTTGCCGACATCGTTGACGGTCAACCGAGAGCGATCTGGCGTGGTGTCGCTGCTGCGATGGCAGCGTTGCTCGGTGCTCGCGGTGGGGTTGACATCCCCGAAGATGAACGGCGCGCCGTTTACAACCACATCGTTCGCTACTACGAGAAGTTTGACAAAGAGCCACCTGAGTTCCGCGAATACAGCGAAGTGGAACTCAGGCAGATTGAGTTGTTCGGCAATGTTGTCAAGAGCGCTGACGAAGAAGTCGTTCGCTTGCTTGATAGTTACATTTGTCAAGTGAGCGAACTGCTTGATAACCTCAAGCGGCTCCGAGCCGCTTTCGCAAAAACACCGTCGCTGGACGATGAAGGCGTTCAGCGATTGCTTCAAACACTCAAAGACATTAAGGAGGTGCTTTCGTGATGCAGACTGCCGTTTACGACGAACTGATGACGCAACTGCGTCAAATCGCTGACGCTGTGAAGCGTCGCGACGCCGATGTGGAACGCATCAAAGAAGACTTGCTGTCAATCTCAGAGCAACTCGCCGACCAAGGTCAGCGTCAGAAGGCGCTTGACGAACGCGTCTCCAACATTGAACGGGCGTTGTCGCAAAAGGTGGAAGTCGGGTTGGAGAAACTCGCTGTCAAGGGCGACACGCCACAGGAGAAACTTGACAACTTCCTTGCCTTGCGCGTTGATGACCCTCGCGTCAAAGAGTGTCAAGACCTTATTGACGCTTACACGGTCTTTGCTCTTGCGCGAAAGGCTCGCGGTTTGTCTTACGAGTCATCTCACCTCCATCAACGCTTCCAGGAAATTGTCAAGCAGGTAACTGGCGCCCAACTGCCTGGTTACATCCCCATCCAGTTTTCCGCCCGCGTCATTGAACTCATCCGACTTGAACCGACTTTGCGTCGCTTGTTCCCTACCGTTGACATGACTTCCGACACTTTGCGCGTCCCCATTCAGTTAACTGGCACGAAAATCTACAAAGTCGGAGTAGGTGCTCAAATCCCGTTGTCAACGCCAGAAGCACAGTCACCAGTTGAGTTCATCGCAAAGAAAGCAGGTGGTGGCTTCACTGTCGTTGACGAAGTTCAGGAAGACAGCATCGTCCCGCTCATGCCTCTGCTGCAACAAGACCTCGCGTGGGCGTTCGCTTGGGGGATTGACGACGCGATTGTCAACGGTGACGACAGCACGACCCACATGGACAGCGATGTGACAGCGAACAACGACATTCGGAAAATCTGGCAAGGACTGCGCAAAATCGCGCTTGCTGGAACTGCAAAGGTTGACTTCGGTAACCAAGCACCAACTGTTGACAAATTACGCCAAATTCGCTCAGCGATGGGCGTCTACGCTGCTAACTTGAACCAGCTCGTTTGGGTCGTCTCACTTGAAACTTATGTTCGGTTACTGTCGCTCCCTGAAGTTCTCACTGTTGACAAGTATGGTCCGCAGGCAACGGTCATCACTGGCGAGTTGGGCAAGTTTGATGGCATCCCGATCGTCATCTCCCCCGTCATCCGCACTGACTTGAACGCGAGCGGTGTTTACGACGGCACAACCACCAACCGCACCGTTCTGTTCCTTGTCAACCGCGCAACTTGGGCTGTCGCCGAACGACGCAACATCCGCGTTGAAGCCGACCGCGACATCCAGTCGCAAGTAGACATGGTTGTCGCCACTTGGCGCGGTGACTTCAAACCACTTTACCCAAGCGTCCAGAACCACATCGGCATCGGCTACAATGTGCCTCGTTAATGACTTGACAGTTTGACAACAAAAGGAGGCGATAACGATGCCTCTTTTGAAGTGTAAGGTGAACCGTTACATCGGGCGGGGTCTTGACTTGCGTGAAGGCGAAGTCGCTGAAGTTGACGAGAAACTCGCTAATGAGTTGCTCGCTGACTTTCCCGAATGGTTTGAAGTTGTCAACCCTGAACCTGAAGTGAAAGAAGCGAAACAAGGGCAAACGAAAGAAGTCAAGTCGCGGGTTACCAAGTGAGGTGACCCGCGATGGCTTGGGTTGACGCTTATCAGTTGCGCACGCTCGTTGATGTTCCCGATGGCGTGACGCACGAGCGCTGGGAGAAACTCGTTGAAGCGGCGTGCGGCTTCGCGTCACGATACTGCAACCGCATCTTTGACTACGACACTCACACTGAGTTCGTCTTCATCGTCAACAAGACAGCGTTCCTTCACGCAATTCCAGTTGAGAGCATTACGAGCATCACATACACCGACGAGACGCCCGTTGAAAGCGACTACACGATTGTCAATCCCAACACTGGACAAATTTTTGTCAATGTCAGCGATGGTGTCTGGCTCAAAGTAACCTACATTGGTGGCATGCAGCAAATCCCGCTTGACCTTCAGTTCGCCATCGCTGAACTTGCGCTTTTTTGGGCGCAGCAACCTGCAGGCGTCACCGACACGAGCCTTGCTGGTGCGAGCGTGCGCGTTGAAGCGTTCCCAAGTCGCGTGCGTGAGACACTTGACAGATATAGGCTGCTGTGGTGATGCCTGTGCGACGAAAAAACATCATCGTCGTTCGTCCAGTTGAGCAAACTGTCAATGGCGAACGAAAGCGTGTCGGAGAAAAAGAGATAGCGCGGTGTGTCGCATTGATTGTGCCTGTCGGTGGCAGAGAGGCTGAGACATTGCTGGGCACTTATGGTGTTGTGACACACCGCGCCGTCATACAACCACCACCATCGGGTTGGGTCGTGAAAGTCAATGACGAAATCATTGTCAACGACAAGCGTTTTCGTGTCGTCGCTGTTTCGCTTTACGACATCGGGTCGGTTCTTGACAGACTTGAACTTTTGCTTGAGGCGATTGAGTGATGCTGAAAGTCGCTGTCTTAGGCGCTCGTGAAGTCGTGCGAAAGATGAACGCAGCAGTGTTGCGCTCAAAGCGATTTGAGCAAGTTGTCAAGAAGGCAGCGCTGCTCGTCGCAGGTGAAGCGAAGCAGCGCGCACCAGTTGACACGGGTCACCTGCGTCGTTCAATCACAGCGACGACGGAGCGACAAGGTGTCAAGGTGCTCGGTCGCGTGGGCACTAATGTGCACTACGCACCGCACATTGAGTTCGGTCGCAAACGCGTCATCACGCCCGTTAGGGCGAGAGCGCTGCGGTTCACTGTCAAGGAGTTCATCGGCAAAAAAGGTCGGTCGCGGTTGCAGCGGAATGTCGTGTTCGCGAAACGAGCCGAAGCGGGCAAGCCTGGGCAGAAAACAGCGATATGGGAACGGGTTGCAGGTGACCGCATCGCAAAACCGTTCCTGCGACCTGCGTTGAAAGCGTGTGAGCCGAAAATTCGTGAGTTGGTCAACAACTTTGTCAAGCAGGTGTTTGAGCGATGAGACTGCATTCGCACGATATTGCGAGAGCGTTGCGGAATGCGCTTTGGGAGCAATTTCAAGCGAACTTCAATGTCGTGCAAGATGGTTCGCTGCGCGATTGGGCTTATGGGTTGACAAAAGCGGAGTTACCAGCGATGTTGGTCTCGCTGCAGGAAACAGAGGTGCGCTATCAAGGCAAAGCGCTCGCTGAAGTCACTGAGCGCTTCAACATTGACATTTTGTTGCCGACAGCGAACATGCAAAACCCTGAAAGCGAAAAGCGTCCAGTTGCGTTGCAAGTCGCTAACTGGCTCATTGCAAATGAGATAGCGCCGAACTTGACAGAGTTTCAGTTACGAAGTCAGCGCGTCGTTGCGGTTCAATGGAACCCGCCTGACGCTGCTGAC